TGAGACTCACGATTGCACAGGAGATTGCGAATGACACACGATGAATTGTTAGCGTTATTAACAGCAACACCAGGTCATTCTCCTTGGGCACATTTTTTCAAAAGTCCTAATTCAGTAATGAGTGCTCTTCGTGCGGTTGTTGAATTACATAAGCCATACACATATACAAATTATCTAAAACAAGAATTACAATTTTGCTCAGTGTGTGAGATAGGTAACCCACCAGATTCCTATCCTTATCCTTGCCCAACTATTCAGGCTATTGAGAAGGAGTTGGGATGACCGATATAGAACATCCACACGAAGGAGACGACTGCCAGATTTGCTGGCTTATTGAAAACTCCATTAGACCAGTCATTGAATTTCAAACCAGAAAGAAGATAGCACAAGATATAGAAATGTCTAAGCCTATGTTAAAAGTAAAAGATTATGTTGAAGCAGAATTGGTAGAATTTATTATTGGAAAATGCGTTGCTATTGCAAGGGGACAAAAGTGACACACGAAGAATTGCTTTTTGGAATAAAAGAAATTGAGCGTTTAGCCGAAGGAATGTGGGGAACCAAATCCCTTCGCGCTGTAGTGGAATTACACGAGCCAAGTTCAATACCAGATTGGGTACCTACTAAAGAAAAACTTATGTGCTGGTGTGCTCATATCTATCCGTGCCCAACTATTCAGGCTATTGAGAAGGAGTTGGCGTGACTGACCCAAAAGAATTATTAGTTGAGGCTTTACATAAGAAAGAAAACAGTAGAGCACGTTCTACTCAGGTACAGATTGGACCATCAGAGTTAGGTGGTTGCTCTCGTAAAGTTTGGTACCGGTTGAACAATCAACCAGAAACAAACGATAACGAATTAAAACTTGCAGCGATTATGGGTACTGCAATTCACAACGCTATCGAGAACGCACTTGACGGGCGTGAAGATTTAATGATAGAAACCGAAGTGGAATACAACGGTATGAAAGCACATATCGATTTGTTTATTCCAGACTCAGGTGATGTGGTTGACTGGAAAACAGTCAAGAAACAAAACCTGTCGTACTTTCCTAGCCAGCAGCAACGCTGGCAGGTTCAGGTCTATGGCTACTTGCTTGACAAGTCGGGGAAGGGGAAGCCCCAACGAGTTAATCTGGTAGCCATACCGAGGGACGGCGACGAGCGTGACATCAAAGTACATAGTGAAGACTATGACGAGAAGGTTGCGCTCGAAGCCTTGAACTGGCTCGAAGCGATTAAGGCATCCAGTGAGGCACCATCGCCAGAGCGAGACGAGTCCTATTGTAAGTTCTACTGTAAATACTATGACGCAACTGGGCAGTTAGGATGCGTTGGTCTAAAAAAAGAACGTACAAAAACTGAAGATGTGATGATAACAGACCCAGATGCAAGCACTAATGCGCTGAAGTTTCTACAGTTAGATGAACAGATTAAACACTTAACAAAAGAAAAAGATTCTTTGAAGGAATCACTACAAGGATTTGCTGGGGTTACACCAACTGGAGTGTCAGTGCTATGGACTACAGTGGCAGGACTCAAGCAAGTGGACAAAGAAGAGGTAGAAAGACTTCTTGGTTATGTCCCAATAAAGCAGGGTGCAGAGAGCACAAGGCTTTCTGTCAAACTACAAGGAGATAAATAATGGCTGCAAGTGAAAACACAAAGTTCCAGGTGAACTTCAAATCACCCGACGGAACTCTTATCAATTTATATGCTGCAAGTAAGGAAGAGTTAGAAGCACTTCTTACTACAGCCCAAGACTTTGCTCCACTCATTGGCAGTGTGAGTCAATCTCTCGGAGGCTCTACAGCAACTGCGCCCGTACGAAATAGTGTACCCGCAGCAAATAATACTAAGGCGAATACCATTACCGAAGGCCAAGCGCCGACGTGCGCCCACGGTGCGATGACATTTAGAGAAGGTGTTAGCGCCAAGGGACCTTGGAAAGCGTGGATGTGTCCAGCACCAAAGGGTGCTCCAAATAAGTGTGATGCTATATTTGTGAGATAACTTTATGCGAGAGCCGCGAAACTACGAGGCTCCGCTATGTGCAGAAGTTGGTGGTGAATGGTGGTTTCCAGATAAAGAGGATAACAACATTGACTCGATGTACGGAAAAAGTATATGTCGTAGATGCGAACACCAAACTGAGTGCGCTGAATGGGGAATCTATAACGAACGACACGGAATCTGGGGCGGTCTTGTAGAGATAGAACGCCGAATGATACGACGACAGAGGAAGATTACAGTAAGGGAAGAGGACATTGCTTAAGATACATAAGGCTTGGTCGGGAACGCAGGTAAAGGCAACACCACTGCCTGATGTGTGGAAGAACTTAGTAGGTAAAAACATTAAGTTCCGACGCGGTCAGGTCTGTATGGTTGCTGCCGCACCTAATGCTGGCAAGTCTATGTTTGCACTTATCTATGCGATTAAAGCAAAAGTCCCCACTCTTTTCTTTTCTGCAGATACAGATATTTCTACTGTCACAATGAGGGCTGCTGCACATATCTCTGGTCATACACAGATGACTGTGGAGAAGAACCTCGCAGAGAATAGTAATTATTACGCCAAAGACCTGCAGGGTATGGGCAATATCCAGTGGGTCTTTGACTCATCTCCATCTTTAGATGACATTGAAGATGAAGTAAAAGCCTACGTTGAACTCTATGGAGTTACTCCAGAGTTAATTATCATTGATAACTTGATGAATGTTGTTGCTGAATCTAATGATGAATGGGCTGGACTTCGTGCGATTATGACTGAGTTGCACGATATGGCACGCAAGACTGAGGCGTGTGTGCTTGTATTGCACCACGTATCAGAACAGAGTGAGTATGGCTCACCAACGATGCCACCTCCACGTAGGTCTATCCACGGTAAGGTATCTCAACTACCTGCCATCATCTTGACACTTGGCTATGACCCAAGCGGAATGCTCAGGGTTGCTGCAGTCAAGAATCGTTTTGGTCCACACACTGCAGATGCTTCAGAGTGGGCAACGCTCTTTGTAAATTTTGGCTCGTGTCAGATAGGCGACAATGATGCAATGGGTCGCTCGTATCTACACTCGAATGTGAGTTGGTAATGAAAACAAACTTAGTAATTATTCCTACCAGAAGCAGGCCAGATAAGGCTAAGGCTAGTGCTAAGGCAGTAATTAAAAACTCCATCATCTCCGATGTAATGCTGGGGTTAGATGAGGATGATGCACAAAAGTATCTTGACGACAAGATTAAAGGTGTGCTCTATGAAGTCAACCCACGCCTTCGTATGAATGGAACACTCAACCTGCTGGCTACTAAGTATGCCGATAAGTACCAGACGATTACCTTTATGGGCGATGACCATATGGTTCGCACTCTGGGTTGGGATGAGAAGTTATACAAGCCAATAGACAAGCGTGGCTATGGTTTGTCTTATGGTAATGACCTATTCCAGGGTCAGAATCTAGCGACAGCGGTGATGATGAGTACCAACATCATTAAAGAGTTGGGCTTTATGGCACCACCTAAGTTAATCCACTTGTATATGGATAACTTCTGGATGGCGCTAGGTAATATCCTTGACTGCCTTGATTACAACCACGATGTCATCATTGAACATATGCATTATATGAACGGCAAGTCGGAGGCTGATGCCCAATACCACGAGGTAAACTCATCTGAGGTTTCTAATCACGACGCGGAAGAGTTCCGCAGATATGCGGTGGAAGAGATGAAAGATGATGCTATTAAAGTTGCAAAGGCTTTGATGAAATGAAAGCGCTAGTAACTGGAGACAAAGGTTTTGTTGGTAAGTATTTTGTTAAACACCTAGAAGCCAAAGGCTTTGATGTGGTGGGTTGCGATACCAAAGATGGCAAAGACTGTCGTGACTTCTTTAAGGAAGTAGATTATAGTTTTGATTTAGTAATACATCTTGCCGCTATTGTTGGTGGCCGTGAGAGTATCGAAGGCAGGCCACTTGCTATTGCAGATAACCTGTCGATTGACTCTGAGTTTTTCCAATGGTGTCTCAAGACAAAGCCAAAGAAGATAGTTTACTTCTCTTCATCTGCTGCCTATCCTATTATGTATCAGAGCGAAGATACAAACTTTAAGTTGCGTGAGTTTGATATGAATATCTATTCACCTAAAAGGCCTGACTCTACCTATGGCTGGAGTAAATTAACTGGAGAATTTCTAGCATCTTTTGTAGATAATGTTTATATCTTTAGACCATTCTCAGGATACGGCAGTGACCAAGACTTATCGTATCCATTCCCAATGTATATAAAGCGAGCGATGGAGAAACAAAATCCATTTGAAGTATGGGGTAAGGGAACACAGACGCGAGACTTTATCCACATTGATGACATCATTAACGCAGTGATGGTTGCTGTAGAAAATAACATTACTGGTCCAACTAATCTAGGTTGGGGTAGGTCTACATCTTTCATTCAACTAGCAGAGATGGTGACGTACTACGCTGGATACAAAGCAGAGATTATTACTAGACCAGACAAACCCGTCGGATGTATGCACCGCGTATGTGATAACTCTAAGTTGTTAGAGTTTTATGTACCGAAGATTACCTTGGAAGAAGGAATCGAAAGGGCGATACGTGAGTTCGTACAATAAGGCTAAGGGTTCTAAGTTTGAGACAGATGTGATGAAGTGGCTACGCTCTTTGG